TTGCACATTGTGATCAAGATTTTGTTGTTTCTCTTGAAGCTGATCAAACTGCATGCTCATGCGGTCAATTTTTTGCGGCACATCTTCTAGTTTTCGCATTTCCTGACGCATTTCTTGGCGTAGCTGGCTAATACTTTCTGATATCGCAAGCAATTGACCTGATGTGGCTGCAGGTGGGTCAGTCAAATAGTCATTGGACATTGCGCCCCCTAAATTTTGGTAATAAAAAAGCACCCGGAGGTGCTATAAATTAATTGCTTCAACCTGTTCTATTGTTTCAGCATCAAAGATTAACTGTCTTGCAATACGCCCTCTTTCGTGAGCAGATGCAATGTGCTGCTGCAGAGCGGTATACAGTTCCTTCAACTCATCTCTATTTAGCTCTACTGTTGTATTGTCAGCTAAAGTCCAGACTTGATCCACACCAGCAATCGCTGCACCCATGATGCGGCCTTGTGACACTTGATCCGAGTCGTAAATATTACCCTTAAATACAAAACCTCCGAACTCTAGTTGATCTCGCATAGCTTTAATCTCAACCCATTTCTGAGCTTTGATTTCGTCGAGTGTGCGTGGGTCAACCCATTGCTCTGCCGTGTAATCAAATATGTGGTTGCCTGACGGTGCCTCCGGCATGTCAATCCACCCTCCTTTATAGTACATATTGGGATGGGTAGGATCCTTCACAGCAATAGCCCCTTCTGGAGTATTTAGCTCCACAGAATCATTATCTCCTTGAATGATGAAAAGTAATTTTCCTGTGCTGAGTTCTACAATAGCTGCCATTATTTTTTTAACTCCAAGATGGACATTGCACGGTCGTTAATATATGCGTAACGGTTTGCTGTCAGATAAATAGACATGGGTGTTGCGTTTATATTCGCAAATCCAGCTTTTAGGGTGTAAGTGTAGTTCCCGTTTAATGCCTCCTCATCTATAAATGACACAGCACACACCGTTCCATTGAACGCGAGGTATAAGGATGTAGTAACAGCTGTAGGCGCCATACTAGCCCTACCAATTAGCTTGGTGCCACGATAAACCGATACAAAGAACCTTGCCCCAGCAAGCATTGCAACCGACCCTGATGGCTGACCATTCGCCGCAGCCGCCAGTGAATTAGAAGCGTCAGGACAGGTTACGTTTACATACGCATCAACCCGACATTTACCACCAGATCGATTGATCGTAATGCTCGCTAGCGTACCTATCTTCGCTTCCCATGAGCTAAGTTGACTCGCCATGTCTGTAAAACCAGAACTGAACTCTGTCAGCGTGATCGTATTGGAGGCAGACACACCAATAGGCACAGTAACAGCATTATCTTTGATTTTTAGTGTATCAACCTGCAAATCGCCAATCTTAGCTGTAGTAATAGCTGCATTTGCTATCTGCGCAGTCGTTACAGCCAAGGCTTTAATATTAGCTGTATCAATAGATGCATAATCAATAAAAGTAGATTTTAGATAAGCACCTACTGGGAATACTGTTCCTGTAACCGGATCTGTGTAAGCAGTCGCGCGGAAGGTGAATGGGTAGCTAACCCCTTCATCTCCACCCGCAGGATTACCCAATGCAAAGCTGTCGGAATGGACAATAAAATCCGAACGACCGCCTTCAACCCCTAAACCAAAGCCTGAAACATATTTCCCTGATTGAATCCTTAAATAGTATTGAGCATTCAAACCTTCTATTTTCTGCTGAACATCAATAAAAGCCTGATTGCTTTCCAAGTCAGAATTCTCAATCTTTTCTATCAAACCTTGGCTCAACTGCGATTCTGATAACTTGCCTGACAAAATATCCAAAACAGCAGAGGCATCCGCGGAGGTTGTACCAGTCGCCCATTCTGACCATGGACCAATATTCCCGATCCGATCAATCAAACGCCCTCGGTATTTCTGGGTTAAGTTGGGCTGCATGCCTTGAATTGAATGCGTTGTGGTTGGATAGGCAAATAAACCAAGTTGCGCAATATTAGCTACACCATCAGGCGAAACCTGAATTTCAGTGTAAGCGGTATCAAGTGCACCAGTTGCGGGGAAACCCCAAGTCAGCTTCATGCCAAATAACAAGCCTTCAGCATTCAAAAAAGCCAGAGATGGCGGCAGCCCCTGTTTACCAGACAACTCAGTCAGATTTGAATATGTTGGTAGTGATGACACATCAAAAGCTGAAATCGCTGTCACGCGCGCCTCATAGTTGCCCGCATAAATGCCTGCCACTTCAATAGAATTACTTCCGGTGATTGGTAATTTAATCCATGAGCCATTATCTTTGCGCCATTCCACCTGGTACTTTGTCGCACCTTGTACCTGCGGCCAGGTGATAATCATGGTCTCAACAGATAAACCTTGCTGCACCATGGTTTCAGAGGTGATTGATACAGACTCTACGGGTGCCTGAACAGTTGGATTGATGATTGAAATCGGACGCTCATCAATGAAAGCACCAAAATCAATTGCATCATACTTAGCTGATTCATACTGCAGCGCAGTGATTGAAAACTGATGCTTGTCATCCTGAGTAATACTCATGACGCGAAACTTCATGGTTTTTAAATCTTGTGCATCAACCGCCCAGACATTTTCCGCAGCAACAGAATCAAATGCAGTAGTTACCGTGATATTGCGACCATTTACAGATGATACGATTCGACCTTGAGCCTTGCCATCCTCGCCATTTACAACAAGTCGATCACCAGGGCTACACACCACTTCGTCACGATCAATCGTAATGGTTTTTCGATCAGCCGAAACACTGGAGACGCGACCACCATTGGCACGACCAGCAAATAGTTCATCCGAGATTTCAATGATTTTGCCTGGCCGTGGAATATAGCCATCAAGACCCACTTTAAAAGATACAGTCCGGGTTTCTAATTGCTCAGACTTTAAAGCCCAAAGCCCCGCACGTTGTGCCTGACCTTCCGATGTGCAGCCCCATGCATCAATCTCAGCAATACGTACACCTAACTTCGCAATTGCCGGCTCATCCCGCACATAGACATATTCAGTCTTATAACGATTTTTAGGATTATCCCAAGCCACTTTAGCCACGGTATGACGGTCACGCGCACGTGTGCCAGAGTATTCAAACAAGCCATCAATAACGTTGGCGCGAGTGTAGGTAAAATAAGTGTCTTGTGGAATATCGGCATCACAGACAATGGAGTTGCCATCCCAATAACTAATTGCACGGAATACGCCTGCCAGCTTGCTTAAGATCGTATAGGCATCTTCAGTGGATTGCAGATAGACGTTACAGGTAAAGCGTGGCTCTTGACCGCCTTTGCCATCACTTACCAGATGGTCACAGTATTGTGCCAGGCGATACAAAGACCACTTATCCAGCATTGCTGAAGTTAATCGGTCACCCAGAGCATAGCGTTTTGCGGTGCAGATATCATAATAAATCCATGCAGGGTTATTAGTATAAGCGCGCTTAAATGTGCCATCCCACATGCCAGTATAGGTACGCGCAACCGGATCATAGTTTGACGGAACCTGAACCTTAATACCTTTTAAATCGACTGCGACTTTTGCCACGTTTGAAAAGGTTTCAGCATCATATTGCAGACCGAGCAAGGCTGTATTTGGGTAACTGAGCTTTAGATCAATAACTTCAGTAATCGCCTCGACATACATCTTGTCGCTGATGTATTCTGATGTTGAATTGGGTGTAATGCGACGCACACGGACTGTCCATCCGGTATCTGCTTTTGGCAAATCAATACGGTGTGAGCGTTCATAATTTGCTGAGGTTTTGTCTGAAATCTGAGTATTTAAAACCTCAGTCCAGGTGCCCCCATCAGTTTGCAGATCAATCGCGTATTTGATTGTGTAGCCGTTCACATCGCCATTTTTAGCATTTTGCTGACGTAAAGGCCCCCATTTAAAACGAATATTCAAAGCATCAAGGTCGGTATTTGAGACAGCTCGAATCCAGGGTGTGTCCGATTTTAATTCCACGCCAATCGCAGATTCAGAAGAAATATCCGGGAAGCCTTCGATATAGGTCTGGTCATTACTGCCATGCCGAAAGTCAGCTTGAACGTCTTCAAAGTTCCAACCGCCATCTGGATTCTGTAGTGGTGTTTCTTCCAAATAAACGGATTGCAAGCCATTGGCTAAGCCTTCAACCTCACCTTCAGACAAGCCATACAGAATTTTAATATAGGTTTTGGATTGTGCTGAATCTGGTGCTATTTTTGGCTGTCTTGCTTTTTTCTCACCAGCTTTTGCGCCTTTAATTACTGCGTTCATACGTATCCTTAGACAATAAAAAAGGCGCTCATTGCGCCTGTGTATTCCTGTTATTTACATCAAGTCTTCTGGGTATTGCCCAGCACTTGCGATAAAGCCCCCGACTTCACGCTGCCCGTAAAGCACTGGCACCGGATTGCCTTGTGCAATGGTTGTAACCGCACCACCAAAGCCTTTGTTGGCCTTGTTTCCGTCCTGATTCTGGTCTTGGTTTTCAATCTTGGGCATCAGCATTTGAGCGATACCCCCTACCATCATACCCACACCAGCACCAATTAATGCAGCACCAACCGCACCCGCCGAACCAAAGGACATACCAGTCACAACAATCCCCACAACCACCAGTACAGCACCAAGGATAGTTTGGACCGCACCACCTGCACCTTTCACTTTAGGTACGACCTTGATCACTTTGGCACTGGTGCTCATGTCGAGTTCGGTTTCAGAAATATTTTGGTTATCCTGGAATACCGCAAACTCCAAACCTTGCTCATGCGCATGCAACATAAAGTGTTCAAAGCCTGGCACCTGCACGCATAAAGCACGCATGGCTTCGCGGGTATTATCAACAGCCAGGTGGAATTCTTTACCGAACTTCTTGGCTAGAACTCCATAGAGTCTAATTTTTTTGAGCATATCGAACTACCTTTGCAACTCGTTCCTGCCACTGTGGACCAAAGATTTCACGTACAGATTTACGACCATACGGATGATGTAAAATCAAGGCAGATCCAATGCAAGGCTCTGTCTGTTCAGATTTCAGCATGCCATTATCACCCAGCCAGATCACGGCATGATTCACATGCTCGGTACGTCCGACTCGGCATAACAGCACATCTCCATATTGCGGCTGATCGACTTCAATAAAACCCGCTTCACCAAAGCCATCCAGATACAGAGATTTATTCTCTTTAGATTCCCACCACAAATCCTGACGTTCAAAGTCAATTAGCTTGATGCCAAGCTCGCGCTCATAAAAATCACGGACGATGGAATAGCAGTCCTGCACACTATGGATATAGTTGCGACCAACTAAAGGCGCCTTGTACCCACACGGTTCATACACCTGAAATTCAATATCTGGATAAGCACAAATCACCCATGGCTTCTCATGCAGTTCAATTTGAATCAAATCAATCTCAGATGCACGTGCTGATGCGTTTGGGTGTGAATGCACATAGGCTTGGATTTCGCCTAAATCCTCAGCCTTAGCTAAGTCTTCATGATGGATTTCAAACTGATCTTTATTGTCTGAAATATTGCGACATGGGATGTATTCTTTATTCACAATCACACCGCAGCATTCATCTGGGTAAACTTCAGCAGCATGCGCCTGGATTGCTTTTTTAAGTTTTGAGGTTAGTTTCATCACATTAGACTCGACGCAGGAAAGCCACCAAAGCGGATTTCATTGTTGCGAATACGGCATGAAGACAGTCGGCCAGAGCAGCGATCTAAGGCAGGGTTATCTGTTGGCTCGTCTTTATCGGTAAACATGGCTGCACCAGTGTACTGACATTCTTCGCCCCTATAGTCACCCATTGCGCACCAATGGCAATAATTGGAAATCTGCCGGACTGGTATTTTTAAACCTTCAAAGTCGATTGGATTTGAAAGCTCAAACGTCACAGCATTGGCATTTTCAGAAGTCTTTTGCTCGATATACCAAAGCTGCTCTTTAGCTTCATTTGATGCCAATGGGTTGCCAGCACTAAAGTTCTCCGCATCCAGGTATTTAGCCAGTGTAGTAATGACTTTAAGCTTTGCTCCTGCAAAGTCACCAAACTGCAGGCAGTAAGCAGAAACAGCACCTTGAATGCCGCCAATATTGTTCGCCATGCTTAAAGTTGGAGCAGAGGCTTTCCCGTCAGAACGCATCTCAAGGCCCGATACTTCAAGCGCCATTGGCTCAAATATCTCGCCTTGCCAGATGATATTTTGCTTCCACTCTTTGGTTGTTCTGTTCCACGCCCAGACTTTTCCGAAATCACCATAAGGAACAATTTTGCTATCAACATGAGATGAATCTGCACTGGGTGTTTCCTCGCCAAATGCAAAGTTAAACTCACTATCAGCACTTGCTAAAAGCAAACTTTCCTCTGAAATTACTTGCGGCTGCGCATTCAGTTCGACTGAGTGGGTTGAATTGGAATCACTAACAGCAATTGTCAGTCTTTCCCAGTCCTCATAAGAAATATGCCCATGAAAACGCAAAATGCCCGCACCTAAAGCACGAGCATCCAGTTCAAACAGGGTAATTAATCCATCCACATAGAGCTTCTGGAAGTCACTGCTTAGGGTCATTGTTAGACTCCATTGCTTTTTGGTTGATTGAATTTAAGGTTTAAAATCTTGGGTGAATGTGGTGGAGATTGACCAGACATCACCACCAACCTGTCTTGCTTGGTATGAAGTGCTGGTTTTAACTCTCACCTCGCCATCTAAAGGAGAATCCCATAAAAATGAGTCAGCACCTTTGTGACGATCAAAGAAGGCTTTAATTGCAAGAATTTCATCCTTATAGCCAGTTCTTTGATAAGCCCACTCGCCCTTTCGACTATTGATACCAACCGAAATGCTTTGCTCATACCCATCACCAAAACTGGACTGGAGAACCTTAAAACTTGATGTTTGGGAGTTTCCATCTAGGTCATTGCACCAAGTGAATTTTTGATTGCTCATTTAGATAACAGGCCTCCTTGTCGTTGCTCCCGGAGAATCATAGACTTGATTGAATCACCAATTGCCTGACCAAGATCTTTTTTAAATCTCACTTCGGGATTAACTATAGGGTGAACATCTCCGTATAAAGCAGAGCGTGCATCATCCTCGCAAACAAGAAAGTTTCCCTCAACCTTGATAAGCCAGTTACCCTTTTTTAGAACCAGATTTAGTTCAGGGATTTCAATTTGATCTGGTTTGTTGCCATCATATTCACAAACGAGATTGTAAGACTTAGAAATATGAATCATCGAATTTGAATCGGTGTACTGTATTGCACTAGCGTTCATTATTAGCTCCAAATAAAAGACCCCGCATTAAGCGAGGTCTCTGTGGTAAAGTTAAGTTACTTCTGTTTTGAGTAATACAGCTCAAAGATAACTCGCTCGATCACCTCCCCCAAGGGATCGAGCCTTCTCTCATCGTCTTGCACAAGCACCTCATTACCATTTAGGCGAAATAAGAGTGCACCTTCGGGCATGGTCGCATAGCTTGGTATTTCATTAATGCACTTACAGAAAAACTCATAAGCACGGATTGGCTCTGTGATTTCTGGATTGCCATTAATAGCATGTGCCATAGCCTTTGCATTTTGTTCGGCATAGTAGCCATTTCTTTCAGTCAAAATAAAACTCCTTAAAAGTAGGAGTTCTTTTTGTACTTGAAATTGGTGGAATAATCTACTTCGCCAACAACCCGCCCTGACGTTGCTCTTGTCGAATCACCGTACGAACTGCATTACCAATCATCTGACCGAGTTGCTTCTGATCCGACTGATTAGATTGTGTTGTTACGCCTGAGTCGGTGACATGAACGGTGATATTTACATCCCCGCCAGAACTAGAACTATTAGATCCACCCGAATTAATCGCACTCACAGCACCCATACCAACGCGGTGAGTATCTGCAACCAATCCGCCAGCCGAGTAACCCCGACGGATCGACTTTCGCAAATCCTCAAAGCCTTGCGGCCCGCCTAATGCCTTAACCTCTTCTTGGGTTAGGACACCTTCGCCTTTGTGGACAATGCCGGCAGGATCGTATTTACCACCGTGACCTGTGTAGCCACCGTTGGAAAAACCTTTAGGGGTAGCTGCCTGAATCATTGCTACAAATGTGCCTTGATCCAGCGTTGCTTTTGCTGCGGCACCAATTTTTTGCCAGACCGTGCCCGGCTCATTTGCATAAGCGTCAGATGCAGATTTCCAGACGTTCATACCCGCCTGAGCAAGAGCGAATGACCGCTGTGCTTCATATAAGGCACGATAAGCTGATGAGGATTCGCCAAGCATCGCCCCAAACATTCCTGAAAGTGCACCTGTTACCTGTTGACCATAACCTAGCTGAAGGTTGTACGATGATGCTTGATAATCCGACTCAATAGCTGTCATCCGATCATGATGTGCTTGCCAAATCGCTTCACGTTCAGCAGCTGTTTCAGCAAGTGCCAATTGTGCATCGAATAGATCCTGAGAAGCGTCATATCGACCAAATCGCTCTTGCTCTAAACTATACTGGTCGCCAGTGCCATTCATTTCAGCTTGGATGCCACCCCATTGCTGAACTGCATTATTTAACCGTCTGCGATTTTCTTCCTCTTGCAAAGCTTTGCTTAAGGCGATTTCACGCTTTTTCTGGTCTTGGCTTAACTTGGAGTTTAGAAGAATCTGCTCACGCTCCAAGCGATAACGCTCCTGCATGGCTGTGGTTTCAGACATGAGATATTCGCGTAATCGAAATAAACGCTCCTCATTAGCAAGGTTAATTAAACCCAATTCCTGATTGAATTGATCAGTCAAGGAATCAAGCTTTAACTTTCGCTGCTCCTTAGTTAGTTCGGCATCCGCCCTAATCTCCTGTTCTTTGATGTTGCTAGAGAAGCGAAGCTTCTGCTCTTCAGTCAAGCGATGCTCAACAAGATCATACTCAAACTTCATTTTGATGAGTTTGGCTTCTTCTTGATGTCTGGCTTGTGCTAAAGCGACGTATTGCTCCATGCCATATTTTCTAAGGTGGTTAATCTCCTTCTCAAGATCCAGCCTTTTTTTATCCTCACCGGTGGAGTATTCATAAACGATTCTGCGCACCTCTTCTGCTGCACGCTCAGCCTGTCTCCGTAGCTTTTCTGTATTATCGGCAACTTTTTTGGAAGAACCGGCAGCCTTATCGAATGTCTCCTTCATTTTTGAAGTGTTAACTGCGCTTGCAGCTGTTGCCTTGCTTGCTTGATTTGCCCTAAGTTGCACTTTAGTTAATGAGTCGACTAATTTATTGCTCGAGCTGGGATCATTCAATTTATTAAATTTCGTGCCCCAGTTATCAACGGTTTTACCCAAGTCATCCAACACCATTTGATGGGTAATATTTTTATCTGACATTGCAGCAATAGCACCACCAATTGTTTTACCAATAATGTCGAATGTTGCTGCCACACCCATCCCAACTTTTGAAAGCCATATTAGTGTGTTTGCTACTGACTCAGAAACGCCATTAAATTGAACACCTTGCTCGGATGTAGCAAGGAATGCGCCCGCAATTTGATTTAGTGCTGGAAGTAGAGCTTGCATAAGCTGATTCTTCAGCCCATTGATCTGCATTTGCAATAATTCAGTTTCAACCTTCAAGCGCTGCGCTGCAGCCAAAATCTCATCATCCATAATTGCGCCAGCATTTCTAGCTGCCTCAGCCCATAATTGAAAACCCTCTCCTCCATTCTCAAGCAACGGAATTAATGAAGTGGCTTCATCAGCAACCGACTCCATGTAATAAACCATTTCATTTTGAGAGACACCAGCCTCTTTAAGTTTATCTACATACAACTGAAGTGCCTGTGGCCCACTTAATTCTCGCATGGCTTTCGCAAGCTCAAGCGCTCCTTTGGCACCGCCCTCCGTTTTAGTGGCGATCTCAGTAAAGAAATCAGCCAGCTCGCCGCCACCAGTGGAAATAAAATCCCCTATACGATCTCGAGTGTCCTTAAAGATGTCACTCAACTTATCCATCTCAATACCCATGGCACGAGCACCGACAGCCCACTCCTGAAATTCAGTTGTGGTGGTTCCTGATAGGTAAGCCAGTCTTTCAATTTCTGCTGCTGTATTAGCTGTCTGCACTGCAAGGGCTGCAATAGCACCGATCGTTAGCGAGCTGCCAATTGTTCCAACTATAGTGCCCGCCATACCAGCAAAGCCTAGTTTTACCTCTTGAGCTAACTTAGTGATTCCCGCCTTCATCTGGTTAAGCTTTGGCGTTTGGTTTTCAGCAGCCTCACCAACTTTTGCTACACCTTTAGATGCTATATCACCGCTAGACTCTAAGTTTTTTAGTTCTTTATTTAACTCTTGCGCAACCTTTTTGGAATTTCTTGAGTCAATTTCAACTACCAATCTACTCTTTTGCTCGGCCATAGCTTTCTCTCAGGCATAAAAAACCCCGCTTTCGCGAGGTTCTTGGTTTGATTTACTGGGAGGCTTATTCCCATTCTAAATTTTCAATATTAAATATAAATTGGCGCTTCCCTTCTTGGTAAAACGGCAATTCAATAATTAATTTTTTCGATTTTTTTATCTGTTGGATAATCTTCTCTTCTGTTTTGTCATAAGCTACAAACAAAACATCCGACTTATGATCATCTGTACCAACCATTGTTATTTGTTGGACTGGCCCATCGTCAAATTTAAAAGCGGCCTCACAACTCTGAATGCCACAAATAAACTGACCTTTATCTATTGCAGCAATAATATCCTGACCTTCATTGTTTTTTCTCAAAGTCAAACCAAGATGCGAACCTCCATTATATGGAAATTCAAAATCCATAGAATTTGTGCTTAGCGTTGTTGCATGTTGCGATTTGGTTCCCCGCATTTCATCCACGGAAGTGCCATATTCCCAATTAGACACAATAGCCGGTTCAGCCGTTATTGCAGCTTGCTCTTCTGGTCTGTTTTGATTACTTTCACTGCAAGCCGTAAGAAAAAGAATAATGCTTAATAAAACAAATTTACCCATACCCCACCCCAATATTTGTTATGGGAACAACATACTAACTCTTCACTCAAAAAGAAACCTCCCGGAGGAGGCTTGGTTTTCTAAGTAAAATCTCACCTAGGTGTACTGGAGGTGCTTTATAAGACTTTTTTAGATCTTAAATCCTGCATTAGATCACTAATATTAGAAGATATTGCAGAACGAATAGCCTCTGAATCAGTATTCCCCATTGCTTTCGGTGAGGCTTTATGTGTTTTGATTGTATTCTTATAAATCTGCTCACCATTTTTCGTGACGCTATAATCAACATTTAGATAAAAATCAACCTCTACAAAGCCAATCCAGTTGTATTCAAATCTCTGAATATCACCCGATATCTGAACATCTGCATTCTGGTTAGGATTGAAGCCTGCTGCGATTAACTCTTTTGTTAGTGATGACTTTAGTAGCACATCTGCTTTATCAGACATGTACATAGTTCCAATCGCTGCTGATGGCTTCTGAAATTCATTTGATTTAACTAGCCCTTTTTCGGCTGGAAGGTATTTAAATACTCCAACACCTACATCTCCCTGGCCTTTAATTGTTGGTGAAGCAACGTAATTAATAGGCATTGTCGTTGAGCACCCACTCAAAACCAATCCAAAACCCACCACCCCTGCAATCAATAATCTTTTCATGTGATTTCCCTCTTATAAGAAATCACAAGATACTAATTCCAGAGTGAAAAAACCATCCCGAAGGATGGCTTATCTTGAAAGCAATATATAACCTATTAGAAAGCCCAATTACGACCTTGCCCTATCTCATAAACGATGAGAATTAAGGCTATTACTATTAGAATGACAACAAA